ACTGATCGCAAGATCAGCCGTGCAAGTGCTGAGAAGTACGGCATTTGGCGGGACGGTGATAAAACGTACTTCCCATATTTCATTGAGAACACTCATGGTGCCAATAAAGTCAGAACTCCGGACAAAGAGTTCTTTGTTGAAGGCGATCTTAAACATTCAGGACTCTTCGGCCAAAACCTATTCCCTGCAGGAAGTGCAAAGTTTATTACACTCGTCGAGGGCGAATTCGACGCACCTGCTGCTTTTGAGCTTATGGGTTCGAGATGGCCAGTTGTCTCTGTCAGGAATGGAGCAGATGGTGCTAGCCGCGATGTGGCCGACAATTTTGAGTACCTCAACTCCTTTCCAAATATTGTCGTCTGTTTTGACAAAGACGAAGCCAAGGTAAATGTCAAAACCGGACAGATACGATATCCCGGGCAGGAAGCTGCTTTGGCAGTGGCCGGTATGTTCCCGATCGGCAAAGTCAAGATTCTTACTCTTGCAGACGGCAAAGACGCGAATGACTATCTTAAAGCTGGTAAGCGTGAGCCGTTCAATCGAGAGTGGTGGTCTGCTCCTGTGTTCACTCCGAGTGGCCTTAAACTCGGGCGTGATATGTGGTCTGAGATCAGCGAACGTAAAGCATATGAGACCGTTCCATATCCCTGGGACTTGCTTAACACTCAGACGTATGGTATCCGGCTCTCAGAATTTGTTGTCTTTACTGCCGAAACGGGGGTTGGCAAGACTTCTGTACTCAAGGAAATCGAGTACAACATCCGAAAGGTACAGCCGGATGCTGCCATTGGACTTCTGCATCTGGAGGAAACTAACTCGGACACTGCACTCGGGTTGATGTCATTGGAGGCCAACCTACCTCTTCATTTGCCAGACATTCGGGAAACAGTTAAGCAGGAGGAAATGCGTGAATACTTTGATCGGGCTGTCAATACTGATAAGCTTGTTATCTACGATCATTTCGGCAGCAATAGCATTCAAGAGATTCTCAATAAAGTTCGTCATATGCACAATCTTGGGTGCAAGTATATTATTCTTGATCACCTTAGTATTGTTGTGTCTGACCAATCAGGTGACGAACGTAAGCAACTAGACGAGATCAGCACGAAGATGAAGACTTTGTGCATGGAACTAAATATTGCGGTACTTGCTGTAATCCACCAGAATCGACAGGGCCAAATTAGAGGTACTGCTGGTGTTGAGCAGCTTGCTAATATTGTAATCAAACTATATAGAGAACGTCTCTCCGAAGACCCATGGAGAAGAAACGTTTTGAAGCTCATCGTTGAGAAGAATCGTTTCTGTGGCCGAACTGGTCCAGGTGCCTATTTGCATTATAACGAATATACGGGTCGCCTAAAAGAACTAACAACTGAAGAGATTCTCCTTTATAATCAAGGAGGTACTGCAATCGCGGAACATCAGTGGTAAAATACCTTCCTCGTCCTGAAGACTATCACAAATACTATTATATAGACGTAGAAGCCGAAGCTGTATCTAACTTCTGGCCCAATCGACTCTGGATGATGTGTGCCAGCCGAATGGACCAAAGTGAAGTTCATAGTTTCGTTGGCCATCAAGAGATAAGGAGGTTCTTTGATGAACTTAGAGGTCAAAACGTCAACTTCGTCGGGCATAATATTGTATCGTATGACGGACCCCATACAGCCCGACTTGTCGGAGGTACTACAGGAATTCATAATATCGTTGATAGCCTTGTTCTTAGCTATCTATATGATCCTGCTTTGGCTGGTGGGCACAGTTTGGAGTCTTGGGGTGAGCGTCTTGGTGATCCTAAAGGTGATTTTCATGACTTCAGTAAGTACAGTCCGGAGATGGACAAATATTGCCAACAGGACGTCCGACTAGGCAAGAAGGTCGCCAAAGCTCTTTGGCAACGAATGCTACGCATGGGGTTCAGTGAGCTCTCATGTGAGATAGAACATCAAATACGTGAGGTTGTGGATGAACAACAGCGAGCTGGATGGTATTTCGACATCCCAGGAGCTCAAAGTCTTGTCGGACGTTTACGTGCTGAGCAATCAGCTCTTGAACATCCTATACATGACTTATTTCCTAGAAGGTTACAACCTACCAAAACATATAATCGAAGAGTTAAACAAGACGGAACGGAGTTTGCGTCGTACCTCAGACATCTTGCGACGTTTCCTGAACTCAAAGACAACAAAGACGGAACCTACAGTACTTTAGATTGGGAAGAATTTAATATCGGTAGCCCCAAGCAGCGTGTTAGCCGACTACTAGAACTAGGCTGGGAGCCTACAACTTTTACACCTAAGACCGAGAAAGGTGGTGGAGGCAATCCCCAAGTTGATGAGGAGAGTCTTCTAAACTTCGCTGAAACTAGTGGCCGACCAGAAGCGAAAGCGATGGCCGAGTGGATTGTTCTTCAGGGTCGAGCATCAATGATTGATGGTTGGCTCAACAATGTTAACTATGATGATAGCTGTATGCATGGCCGTGTCTTTACTTGTGCAGCAACAACTCGACGAATGATCCACCGTGAACCAAACACAGCCAATATTCCTAAGGCTAAGAAGAAAGTAAAATATGGTATTGAATGCAGGCAACTCTGGCAAGCCCGACCTAACAGACGAGAAGTTGGCTATGATGCCAGCGGACTTGAAATGCGTATGTTTGCTGAGTATCTTAACAATGATGAGGCCACCCTTCTTTTCACTGAAGGGGACCCCCATCTCCTTAACACTCGAAACCTACAACTCGCTGATGAAATGCGTGATCTCACCGTCAAGAACGGATTCTACGCGTATCTCTATGGAGCTGGAGACCCGAAACTTGGAGTCACGCTTAAACCTGAGCTTCGTAGCAGTGAGTCTGGAATATATGGCAAATGGGCTCGTGGAGTCCTTGAAAAAGGTACGCCAGGACTTGCCAGACTGGTCGCAGATATCCAAGATGAATTTCGAGGAACTGGCGGACTTTTGCGAACTATTGATGGCGGATTCGTCAGGTGTCATTCCAAAAGCGCTAGCCTTAATTATAAGCTCCAAAGTGCTGGAGCAATCGTAATGAAAAAAGCCGCGATTATTGCACGTAATGAGATTAGGCGTCGTGGCTTGGACGGATTCTATGTCGGAAATATTCATGATGAAGGTCAATTAGATGCAAAGACCGAGGATTCTGAGGAGATTGGACAAACCTGTGTTGACGCAATCGCAAGTGCAGGTCTTGCTATCGGATTTAAAGTACCGCTCACAGGCAACTACAAAGTCGGAGCCAATTGGGCGGAGTGTCATTGATGCGCCAAGGCCCTAACTACAGTCAGCCATGTTTCTATGATGATCATGGACGACTTGTTATCACTGTTCCTTTGGAATTAGTTGAGGACTTTGAAGGTTGTTCATGTGTTCGCTTTCACGACAATGGTGATGGTAGTTTTCACCTGAAGATATTTGATGAAATGGATTGACATACTAACTAAGTAGTAGTATAATATTCTTATAGTATTAATAAAGTATATGTTCATAAGTCAAAGACACCAAACAAAAGCAAGATGCTCAATAACAAGAGTGTCATCAATAAGAACAATAAGGAACTAAAAAGTATGCTAATTCAAGGAATTTCTAAGTGGGCTAAGGTTACTGGTGAACCCGTCTGGGGCTACCAGAATGCCCATAAGGAATGGTCCATTGATTTGTACCTCAATGAGGAGACCGTTCATAAGCTCGAAACCGAAGGTCTGGGGGAGAAGATCAAGGACAAGGGCAACGGTCAATATATTACTTTCAAGCGCAAGGAACTGAAGCACGACGGCAGCCCCAATCAACCGATCCGGGTTGTTGATCATCATGGTGAACCCTGGAACCCCAAGGTTAAGATTGGTAATGGCAGTACGGTTAATGTTAATTTTGCCATCAATGAATATGGTAAGGGTCTGAAGTCTGCTAATATTCTTTCCATGCAAGTCTGGAATCTTGTTGGTTTTGAAGGTGGTGAATTCCCTACTCGTGAAGATAATGAAGGTGACTGGGCCAAGGAAGTTGCAGAATAACTGACCTTGTAAAAGATATCTATTCGATCCTGGAAAATGGAAGTGAAGTC